AGTTGTTGTTGGATAAGCTGCATTTGAATCTTCAGCGGATTGAATTTCTACAACGATATCTCTACCATTCATTGGGTCGGTGATATCTCCATAATCCGGGTCAGCGATATATCCTAAGATATCCTGATAAACCGTCTTACCAAATCCCCAAAACTTAACACCTTCGTTTTCTTTACCTCTTACGATAACAGGTGCGAAAGTTCTTAACTTTGGCTCCATCTTCTTACCTGCTTTCCAATCATCAGTATCGCCTGTACGTTTTAATTTTTCAGCGAATTCAACAATTGGGTCAGGTCTGCCGAATGATGCAGGACTCAAATAAGTTTTGTTGTTAATGTTGTAGTGAAAGAATAATTCAATAAAAGGAATATCTTTATTGAATTTGTAGGGAACTAATCTGATTTGATGTTTTCCCGGTGTTGGCTTCCAAAGTGAATCTGATTTTTTGGAAGTGTTTTGTAACGAGTTGAATCTCGATAGGGCAAGTTTAATGTCCATTTTTTTACGTTTTAAAGTTAATAATTAAGTTTAATGTTTAAGGTTTTATCGCGATATCCTATATATCTAAATATAACCTTTTTGCATTTTTGTACAACAAATATATGATTTTTTTTACTATTTTCCAAATTTATTTTGCCCATTTTCCTCTACTCACCAATTGAGCAATAATCCCATATACTGACAAATCTTCGTATGTATCTTGTACCGATTCTCCAACCTCATCTGGCTGTCCTAACACTACTAATTGCTTTAATCTTTGAACCTTATCATTGATTCTAAACCAAAGACCTGTAAGTGATAACTTAACATCATCTTTCGTTTGTAATGCAGTTCCTACGGAAATATTGCCAGGTCCATAGTTTCGTTGTTTTTTACAAAATGTTTCATACATTTCGGCTTGAATTTTCTTAAATTCAGCCATCATTTCTGGATATACTCTTTCGCAATGTTCTCTTGCTGTTTCTTCGTGCATTTCTGTCATAACTTATTATTTATTTAAATTTAAATTATCTGCTTCTACTCTTTGTAGGATTATAATAGAGCCTACGTTTTCTCTTACGTTTGAAAATGAATGAATACGATATTCAGGATTACGTCTTACAAAATCCAATACTGCATTTTGCAATTCTTTTTGAGTCCAAAAATCATCAATCATAATAAATTTAGTTTGTAATGTTTTTGTAAGCATTAATTCTTCTAACAACATATCATAGGTGTGTGTACTATCTAACCAAGCCAAATCTACTTTGATTCCCGTGTTATTTAATTGAGTAAGTAATTGAATACTACTTATGTTCTGATAAAATACTTTATTATCATCATAATATTCATTAATGAAATTTACACATCTCATCGATTGATTATCGGAATGTGCATCGCATGTAAATAGTTTGAAATCCTTTAAGGTTTCATATAAAACGTAACTAAAAGAACCATAATTAGTTCCTGTTTCAACAATTGTAAATGGAGTTTCTTGTAAGAGAAATTCTCTCATAAATGTAGTACCACGCTTAGAATTATTTAGGTCATATTCTGAAATACCATCAATACTTCCGGCATTACCACCCCAACCCATTCTATTGTTTAGGCTTTCATTTATAAGGAATTCGTAAACTGGTCCTTGGTAAATATCCTTCATAATTTATTAAATTGTTTATTTCAACAAATATAATAAATTAATTCTGAATTTCCAAATTAAAACGTATTAATATTTAATTCCGATACATTTAAGTTTTTATGCACCTTTGTTGGGATTTTTTTGTACCCGTAGTTTGATGTGGTGATGATACAATTTCTGAATTCATCCCAATCTAATTGATATGAAGTATCTAATTGTCCACCTGTTTTCGCTTTGATAACTTCGTTTAAAGCGTTGATTGTATAAATCGTATTTGATTGTTTCTTTCTATGTACCAATATAGTTTTCCATTGAGAATTTATAGGTGCTGAGCCTTTCTCAACGTTATAGGTTATAAACAAATCATCTTCTTTTAATTTACTTTCTAATACAAACACATTTGGGTTTATAAGCGTGTAGTTTTTTAAGATAAATTCTAAAGATATATCTAACTCATTTTTATATGTGAACAAACATAAAAGTTGTGTATTCATTTTTTATATTATAATTAAGCCTTCAATAAATTTTTAGGAGGCGATGATTCAATGTGTGATGGATTTTGGTTTGTAGGAGTTCCCGTAACACAACCCGTCTTATCATCTACAACAGTACTAAAACCTGGGTTATGGTGTGGATTCATATAACATGGTTTACTTACCCCATCTGCTATATCATCTTCAACTCTTACAGAAATACCATCTTTATTTTGATAAATTTCCTGATTAAAATTTGAGAATCTCGTATACTTAACATCTTTGTTGTTAATAAATGCTGTCATTTGTTGCATTATGTGATGTAATTTAACAGCCTCTTCAAAGTTTTTACGATTAGCTCCTTTACATCTTGCAACATCTTTTAATGCTTTGTCTAAAATAGCATTTCCTTTTTTAGTACCAACAACATCCAATTGTCTGGCCTCCTCTTTTGTCATAATGCCAGATTTTACAGCCCAATCTGTTAAATCTTTTAATTTGTTTCTAGCTTCTGCTATGGAACTATTTGGTATATTTAATTGCTCACTTTTATTTTTTGGATATACTAATCCGTAAATAGATTGTACGCCTAATAATTTCTTTTGAGTATCTTTATTTTTATATTCCGTTTGCGATATTTTAGAATAGTTAGCAGAACCACCACCACCTTTGTACTTAACACTCAATCCACCAACATATGTAACACCAACTGAATAGAATTGTAAATTTTCAGCGATAGCCTGTTCTAATGATTGTCCTTTCTTTGGTTTAATACTGAAATCATCGGGCATTACTATGATATCGGCTGTTTGGAAGTTTTCTGATGCTGGGAAGTAAACCTGCTTACCCTCTGCTAAGAATTGTAATCCAGCCTTCATTTCAGCATAATCTGCAACTGAATCAACAAAATCTGGAGAATTAGACATAGCTATTAATAGATTATCCAATTCTTTTTTATATTCTTCTCTATGTTTACTATTTGCTTCCAAATCAAATTTGGAATTCATTTGTTTAAGTTTATTTAAAGAATCGAATACTGCTTTATTTTCTGGTTTACTTAGTAAATCAGTTTTTCCAAATGTTTCACCATATTTATTCAGCTCCGATTCAAACCTTTTAATAGTACCATCTATTATATTATTGGCTGTTTTTTTTCTACTTTGGGGAGTTGTAACATCTCCAAAGTTTGTAACGGGAACTTTACCATTTGAACTTTTTGCAACCGCTAATAAATCATCTAATCTTTGGTTATAAGCTTCAGTTTGTCTAACTATTAAATTAGCTTGAACGGCTGCTTCTTTGGCGCCCAATGATGGTGTAAGTGATGCTATCAAATTCTTTTCATTTGGAATTTGTTTTTTAATCATTGGCTTACCATCAATAGTTATGCCATTTTTTATTTCTTTTATTTCTGCAATTCTTTCAGGTTGTTTTGGATTTACCGCAGATGCCATTTTTGTAGGTGTTAATACCTTTTTACCAATAGCTCCTTCAGAGGACTTACCAACATTAAGTTTATTTGATAATGCAAATTTTCTAACTGCATCAGTCATAGCAACGTTATCCGTAGCTATTTCTATACTATCATATCCCTGTTGTGGATGTCTACCAACAAACTTTTTAGCAAAGTATAACTTAACAGTACCATTTTCTGGATTAGTAACAATTTTACCAACTGAATTAAATAATTTAGCTTCTTCAGCTGAAATAGGTGTGCCATCAAATATTTTACCAACAATTTGTTGTATAGCTTTTGATTTTATTTTAACGGGCTTACCACCTGGTTCTGTTAGTAAATTTATGTTACCAGCACTATCGGTTAAATTTTGAATAACTTTAATAGCACCTTCTTTTTTCTTTTGAATAAATGCTGCTTTTTTATCATCACCTTTTTGTTTAGATGTGGAAAAAAGTGCATCTTTAAAATTAGTGCCACCTTTTGTTTTTGTAGCTGGAGTTGGTGCCGATGATTTTGGTTCTACTTTTTGCTGAGCTCTTTTTTCAGCGCCCGTTAGTTTGATTGTAGCTGGTTTAGCTTGTGCTTTTGGGGTATCCTTTGGGGCTTTTATTTTATTACCCATTAACTTCATAGCTGCTAAATATGCTGGATGTTTTTCATCGTATCCAACAGCAGAAGAAAATTTTACAGTATGTTTTTTTCCTTTTTTATCAACATAAGTAACATCCGGGTCTTTTTCGTTTGTTTTTGCTTTTTCTTTTAAAGCATTAATTGCTTTAGAATTATATATACCTTTCTCCTCTAAGATGGTAACCAATTCATCTAAATGTTGTTCGTTTGTTAAATCAACGATTCCGGTAGGAACTCTATAACTTAATTCCAATAATATTTCTTCAAAATTTGGAGTCATTTATTCTTTTATTAGTATTTCTATAAGTATCAGATATAAATATAAATTTTTATGGGATTAACTCCAAATTATCATAATTACTTCCCTCATATGCTCGGACTGGAAATCCACCTCTTTCTAAGATAAACTTTAAATCTTTTAAAACCCATTCTTTTTCGGTTGGATGTACATCGATTAAAAACGCATCATATGTATATAGTATCATTTTTGACCTTCTACCATCCAAACACTTCAATACTTCCTCAATCTTTTTATAATTAATTTCAGTTTCCAATGCCTGTAATAGGTAGTTGAATACTTTTTGTTCAGTCGCACCTTCGATTCGTTGAAATGGGATTTCTCTTTTGTAAAGTGGAGTCGTTAAACGGCCCGAAATTACAAATTTTTGATAAACGGATTGGATATACTCATCCACCTTTTGAAAGAACGGAATCCCTTTAGCAAACTCATCCAAACCACCATAAAGGTATTTGAACGATAAGGCTTTGGATTCTTCGGTTGAAACCCCATAATATTTTGCTAAATGTTCGTGCGCAGTTTCACCTTCGGGAAATCGATAACCTACCATCTTACCAATGATACGAATGTGATAGGATTCGTAATCAAATTG